CCACTATTAGTACTTAAAATCAAATCTGTTGTACCTCCAGTTGTAACTGTTAGTGTTCCTGCACCATTTGAAGTTAGAGTTGCTGCTGCTCCACTATCTCCAACTTTTGCTGTATCTCCAGCAAGAACAACATCTCCTGTTCCTTTTGGAGTTATATTAATATCAACATTACTTTCAGTACCAGAAGCTGATAAAGTAGGTCCAGCACCAGCCGCAGCATTGGCTATTGTAAATTCATTAACAGCACTTCCTGTTTCAGAAAATTTTAATAATTCTAATGTACCATCTCCTAATGCTTGACCATTAACATCTAACATTCCACCTAGTTGAGGTGTAGTATCTGATACAATACTTGATAAACCACCTATAGTTAAAGTTCCACTTGCATCTGGAAGGGTAAAAGTTCGTGTTGTTGATGAAGATATACTTGAACATTGAAACTGAGCTTTTTTACTTGTATCAGCATTATCTTGTAAGGTAAAATTATCATCATCAATTGTCGTTAAAGTACCTGCTGTTATACCAGTTATTTGAGTTTGAATGTTGGATGAAGCTCCATTTAAATAACCAAACTCAGTATTAGAAATTGTTCCATCGTGTATTTTTGTTGCATCAATTGCTGCAGAACTATTAACATCTGCGTTAAGAATAACTCCAGATCCAATAGCTGCAGTACCAGTTGTTCCAATTGATATATCCCCAGATACGACAGCTGGATTATAATTAGATCCATCTCCTACAAGAATTGCACCTGAAGTGTTAGTTGCCATTGTCAAGTCATCACCAGAGATAGTTAAATCTCCAGCAATTGTTACGTTGGCTCCTGACATTGTTAATGCAGTAGTAGTTCCAGATTTAATAATTAAGTTACCCGATGTATTGGTTGCACTACCAAAAGTAGTTCCAGCATCTTTAAATAATACATCTCCACCATCAGCATCAAGAATAATATCGCCTGATACATCTAATGTGTAATCTCCAGTTATTGCTGTAGTTTCAGGTAGTGAAGTATTGGATGCACTTATTACTCCAATGTGAACTGAAGTTATAGATTCATTTGATAACGAACCTGAATCCCAAGAAACTGTAACTGTTGTATTAGTTGAAAAAGCAACAGCAGTAATTGATCCATAAATTGTACCTGGTGTAGAGGCTACTACTTTAACTCTACGACCTACATGATAAACAGAAGTTACATTAACTCCTGCAATTGTAAAACTTGTAGAAGATGCGTAAGCTGGTGTATAAGTACCTGCTCCATCTCCATATTCTATCCATTCAGCAGAATTATAAAACTGTCTAATGTCTGCCATAATATCTCTAAAAGCATTATTGATATTAGAAGGTAACATTCCCTCTGCAACAGATACTGAACCTGTTGAAGTAGTTGAATTGTTTCCTGCTGTTGTATCGTATTTTCCTATATATGTTCCTGCCATAATTTCTCCCTAATTCATAAACCAGTTGAAAGCTTTATCACTTTCAGTATTATTTTTATTTATTAATTCATTAACACTAGCTTCCAATTGTCTTTGGAAGTATTCTTGTGTTTCCATTGAATATCTTACATTGTCTATATTGATTGTATCACTCATTATCTAAGTCCTGCCTTTGATGCTACCATATCTACGCCTTGTGCATGGGTAAAATTTGTACCTGATGGTACTTTTACATTTGCTCTAATATATCTTCCTGATTGTCTTACTGGATTCATTCCATTTGTTACCATAGAAGATGAACTAGATTCCGTTTCTGTGTCTGCTAATCTTTCTCTAGTTTTTACAGTAACTGTTGCTGCTGCATCTACTATTGGTCTAACTCCAATGATGTTTGTTCTAGCTCCAGGAAATCCTTCAATTTCTGCAGTTTCTATTTCACATTCATTGGCTGTTCCTGAAAAGATTGCAGCTTTATAATCTGAATCAATTGCACCTAGTAACATTTGTCCACCAGACCAGAAATCTGTATCTAATGCAGCATTAATATTTTCTAAGTTTTGAGATATAATATCCATTAATTCTACAGTATAAGCTCCAACGAATTGTGAGAAAATTGTACTAGCATCAGCTTCAGCTAAAGACCATTTCTTAGTAGCATAATTATATATTATAATTTTATCACAAATTCCAGTAGTATTAGTAGTATTACTTGAAGATGGATATAGCCACATAGCTAACTGATTAAATGGATCAACTGCTGCACAAATTCTGTCTGCAAAAGCTTTGTTTAAATCTAAATCAAAAAATCTATTTACTTTTTCTACTCCAATAGGATCAATGTTATCTCCTTGTATTTGATAAAAACCATCATCAGCATAAAAGAATACTTGTCTATTATCTTGACATACTGTTCTTCCATAAACTGCTCCTCTATTTGGTGAGATCACAGATAGTCTAAATATTACAGATCCTCCCACATAATCCATACGAATAATTTGATTCTGTCTAAATACATAACCTATTTCACCAGATGTTATATGAACTACCCTTCCACCAGAACCTGGTAGGTCTTGTGAATCTGATTGTTTACCTGACCATACAGCAATATCATTAATGCCTGACCATTGAATTCTATTTGTTGCACCAACTATATTACCTGCAACAAGGAAATCTCTAACTACTCCTGAAACTCTAAATACTGGTGCTGTACCAGCTGTTTGAATTGCTGTAAGAGCTGCAAAGTTAGTTGATGTTCCCATTAGATAATATTGTACTGCATCTACTCCATTACTTGCAATAATATATTCTCCAAACTGTGTAAATGTCCAAAAGTCTGAAGCTGTACCTGCTAGACTAGCTTTTCTTGAAGTAAAAGCTCCAGAGGTTAATTGATATAAATTTGTTCTTGTTCCTACAAAATTATAAACTGTATTTGAATTATCTCTAAATGAACCTGCTCCTTTAGAATCCGTGCTTGTTGTGTTTGAACTATAACTTACTAAAGATGGAAATCTTTTATAACTTCCCAAAGCATGATAAACATTTGTTGCTACGTTAGCTCCCTTCATACCATGTTCTGGTTGATCAGGTTGCCATTCTCCAAAAGGTATTTGCATTATCTGTTCCTATAAAATGATAAATCGGTTTGAACATCTGTTCTTTGAACTACAGGTGCTCCACCATATGAATCTTGTTTGTCGTTGTTCTCGCATCGTTCTAATGCTGCAACATACATTTGTAACCAATTTTGTGTTTGTTGTGGATCTATTCCACCTAAGAAATTAGCTGAATGAAAAAGACTACCATATAAATAGATACCAGGATGTCTATCTAAAATTGGATTTGTTGTATTAGAATCGCTAAGTGCTGCGATATTTTTGTAATATGATAAATAGCCAGTATAAGTAGTATCAGGCTTAGGACCGAATCTGAATTGTTCAGTTTCATTATCAGCCTCTATAGTATATGAACGAGGTCTACCAGATCTGGATCCTCCTCGTATTTCAAATAAGTTATGTGGTGTTATATATTCTAGTGGATATTTAACACTTGATAGTAAAATATAAAATGACCTAACAGATATAAATCCTGTTGGTACAGCTACAGTTTCAGAATCAATAGTAACAGTATCAATCTGTTCCATCTGTCTAATTCTTAACTTAGCATTATAATCTGCTTCAGTTAGTTTAATAAAATCATCAGCTATCTCATCAGTTAAATCTGTTCTGTTTAACCAATTAGCAATTCCTGTTTTTAATTCTGCATATGTTGATAATGCCATTATAAAGATCCTTCAGCTGTTCTAAAATATCTAAACTCACTACTATTCAATTTAGTTCTCATAATTTTTTTTTGTATTTCTTTAGGTAAACCAAACCAGTTACTAGAACCATTATATTCTTTACTCCATATCTGAAGTATAAGAGGTGGTATACTTGCTATTCTTTTAAAATCCTTTGAAGAAGTATAACCACTATTATGATTATACAATTTCTTATTTCTTTCCATCAAAGGATTAAGATTCTGCTGGCTATTAATAGTTAGTTTACCATCAGACTCTTGTATATAACGAGTCTTAACTCCTGCATCCCATTCGGTTGCTCTTACCTTAGTCATTACTCTGATAATTCAGTTACGTATAATTCTCCATCTGACCCACCAACTCTTAATACTGCAATTTTTTCTCCAGCTGAAACTTTAATAATTTCAACTTCTGCCGCAGGTAAGTATGTTGTAGTTGCAGCTGCTGTCGGAGAAACTGCTACTTGTATGTGACAAGCAATTGTACTAACTACTCTTATGTATTCTGTTCCATCTGTAAATGCTGCACTTGCAGAAGAAGATGATGCAGAAGTAAGTTTAAGTACAGTTCCATGTCTTAATCCATAGTTCATGTTTTATTTTCCTTTTGTTTAGGATATGTTCCCAGAACGTTCCAGGAACATTAATCCAAATTTAATTATCTTCTTATAATAAATGTTACGTAAAGTACGATTGCATTAGAGGGTGCACCACTTGTAATCATTTCAATAGATCCATCTTCTGCCACATCGTTTGCTGCAGTAGGTTCTGA